AGAGAAGGCAGCGGCAGAGAAGGCAGCGGCGACGCGGTGGACGCTATCCGACAGGGAACGCGCCATTATTGCGAAACTATCAAAAAACGATAAAGTATGAAAGTAAAAGAATTAATACGTCAGCTCCAACAATTAGACCAGGAAAAAAAAACATGCGAATATCCACGAAAACGAAAGGGGAGTTTGTTGGTGTTGTAATACTTCAAAAACAAAACGACATGAAACAAGAAACAATCGCATCGAAGGTAGGAAGGCCTCCGAAGTTCAAGACACCCGAGGATCTGCAAGAGAAGGCCGAGGGATATTTCGCTTATTGCGACAAAAACCCAATAGAGGTGTGGCAGCGCAAGGCTGCGGCGGCCAACCAGTCCGCCAAGAACGGTAGCGGCGTCAAGTCCGACGAAGGGGCGATGTACATCCGCCGCCCATACACCCTCGACGGCCTCGGGCTTTTCGTCGGTGTCGTGTGGAAGGACTTTCGAGCCTACCACGCCAGCGACGAGTTTTCCGAAGTCATCCGCACGCTTGAGGCGCGGGTGCGCGACCAGCAGGTCAGCGGGGCGATGGTAGGGGCATACAACTCAAACCTCGTCGCACGCCTCAACGGCATATCCGAGAGCGTGCAGGTGGAAGGCACCATCCCCGTGCAGCTCATCGACGACGGCATGAACGATGACTGACAAGGAGCTCATATCGTCCGCATCGCCTTCCCTGCTGGCGAAGTTCAAGCCGCTATACAAGCAGGGCGTGCGCCGCTTCGACTTCATGGGAGGCCGACGCAGCGGAAAGACGTGGTTCATTCTCCAGCGCCTCATCGGCCGTGCCGTCAACAAGGACATCGTGAGCGTGGCCACCATGACCGAGAACCAGGGAGAGATGGGAGCCTACGCCGACACCCTCGACATCATCAACGGCTCTCCTTCCCTCCTCCCATACGTCAGCATCGGCAAGTCGCCCAAGGTCATCAAGTTCACGGGAGGCGGCAAGATGTTCTTCAAGTCCTACACCGACCCCGAGCGTGCCAAGGGCATCAAGTGCGACTGGCTTTACATCAACGAGGCTAACAATTTCAGCGAACAACAATACATCGACCTCTCGGCCTCCGTGCGAAAGGGTGTGTTCATCGACCGCAACCCCAACAGCCGCTGCTGGTCGGAGAAGTACGGCTTCTCGCTCATACACTCGACATGGAAGGACAACGAGGCCCACCTCACGCCCTTGCAGCTTGAGTGGTTCTCCATACTCAAGCAGCGAGCCGAAAGCCCCGACGCCACCAGCGTAGATCGTGCCCTCTACGAGATGTACTACCTCGGCAACTATGCCAAGATCGACGGCGCAATCTTCACACGCTCCAACATACGCCTCGCCACCGAGCTCCCCGAGGGGCTGCGCAACTTCCGCGTTTTCTGCGACCCGTCCGCCCTCCGTGGCGCCGACTGGTTCGCCTGCGTCCTCTCCGCCACCGACAAGGACGGAAACGTGTGGATCATCGACACGTTCAGCGTCAACACCGGCACCCGTGAGGCGGTGGCTCGCCGTCTCCGTGACTGGTGCCGGACATGGGACGTGAAGTCCGTCCACATCGAGACCAACGGCCTCGTCGGCATCGACTTCTACGAGTTCGCCCAGAACAGCGGCCTGACCGTGGACGGGTGGTACAGCCGTGGCAACAAGTACCAACGCATCGTTGACAACTACCAGAACCTGACCACGCAGATGTACGTCCTCGACACCGAGGGCAATAGAGCCTTCCTCGAGCAGGTCTACACCTTCGCCGAGAAGTGCGAGCACGATGACAACATCGACGCCATCAACAGCAGCTTCAACCTTCAACGCTGGACTCTCTAAACCAACTTTTTTCCGACTTTTTTTCCTGACTATTGCGAATAATGGATTTTCGTTCTATCTTTGCGCCGACCAAAAACCAATTTTTTAGAGTGAAAATCGCAGACTATATCGGTCGCATGTTTCCGTGGCGCAGCCGCCATGCCATACTCCGCCCGTCGTACTGGGTCGGAGGCTGGGGCGGCCTGACGTGCCTGCCATTCGGAGAGCTCGCCTTCCAAAACGTCGTGGAGAAGCTGACCGACCTCAACAACGACGTCACCTTCACGCTGGTTTCCGATCGTGGCCGCCTGACCTTCGCCGAGTTCGTCCGCTTCTTCAACGAGGAGGGCGAGGCGGCCTTGTGGCGTGTGTACCGCTACGGCTACGCCGTGGTTGGCGTCAAGTGGAGCAGCGAGGCCGACAGCCGATACGTCTTGGGGATGCGCCTGCTCAACCCTGGCGAATGGCACGAGGTCAACGACTACGGCAAGACCTACATCACGCCCAACGACGGGAGCCTCACCGCCTACGTCATGAAGTCCACGACATTCGTCGTCCAGGGCGTGAGCGACTGGGAGCTGTGCCGCCCCGCCATCGAGTTCCTCGACAACACCATGAACGCCTCGAACACGTCCGTGAAGAAGATGGGCGCCTTCGTGGTGGCCTCTCCCGAGACACCCAGCGGAGCGCCGTCCAAGGTGGTGCTGCACGAGGACGACAAGAAGGCGATGGAGGATGAGATCTCCAAGGAATACGGGCTGCTCAACCGCCAGCGTCAGATCATGCTGCTGCCACAGGGGATGAAGTTAGAAACCATCAACCTCACGGGCATCGACACCAAGCTGACGGAGCGTGTGAAGCTCAACGTGGAGCTCATCGCAGACCGTCTCAAGGTGCCAGCCTCGCAGATCGCCGTCATCGACGCCACCGCAGGCAAGTCGTTGAGCAACGGCGGCGAGATCTATGAGGGCGACCGACTGAAATACAAGACCTACGAGCGCACGCTCAACAAGACCTTCGTGCTTTTGGCCAAGTGGCTCGGCATCGAGGTATCATACACGATCTACAACAAGCCAGCCGACTCCGTGACTGGCACAACGACAACGATAGGATGAAAGACAAGATAAGAATCAACGACACCACGCTCATCGGCAACTGGGAGGAAGTGACCGACATCGAGCTCTCCAAGATCACGAAGCGTGACACCGACACGGCCAAGCTCAACGGCATCATCGTCAAGGGCTACGAGACGAAGTTCGGCGTCGTCAACGAGAACGGCGAGCGCTACGAGCCAGGATGCCTCGACGAGTTCGTCCAGCACTACTTCATCGACCACAACCTCAACATGGTCGTGGACGTGCAGCACGGATGGACTGTCGATGACCAGATCGGACGTGTCATCTACCTCGAGACCAACAGCACCGGCTTCTACTTCGTCGCCTACATCCCCAGCACCGTGGCACGCTACCAGCAGGTCAAGGACTTGCTTGCCGAGGGCATCCTCCAAGGCTTCAGCAAGTGCGGTTGGGCTACCGACGCCGAGTGGAAGAAGGACAGGGAAGGCAATGACTACCTCCTCATCCGCAAGATGGACATCATGAGCGTGTCGCTTGTCACCATGCCCGCCAACCCGATCCCGTTTGAGAGTGTCGGCGAGACGGTGCGCAACCGCCTCGAATACCGCAACATCGTCAAGCGGAAGTCCATATTGAAAACCAAGAACTGACCGAAACCAAACCAAAAACCGAACCATGAAAAAGAAAATCGTAAACGTGAAAGACTTTGAGGCTTTGCAGGGCAAGATCCGCAACGCCAAGAAGCAGATCAAGAACGAGCTGACCGAGGACGCCGCCGAACTCAAGGCCTCCCTCGTCGCCATGCTCGACGAGCTTGAGAACGCAGAGGTCGAGATCGACGAAGCCGAGCTCGCCTCCCGTATCCGTGAGGCCATCGACGCCTACAACCGCGACGAGAAGAGCGAAGTGCCTGCCGCCGTGGCCAACGCCTTGTCCGAGAAGTTCAAGGCTTTGCAGAACAGCATGCCGCAATCCGAGAAGCTGACGCCTGCCATCAAGAACCAGGTGGCCGCCGCCATCCTCCGTGCCCAGAACCGCGAGGCCGTCCAGAACGCCGTCAACGCCGTCATGGTCAAGAACAACATCACTGGACTGACCTTCGAGGAAACCATCGACTTCGCCATCAACGACAACTGGGGCACCTCCGACGAGCTTTTCAACGCCTTGCGCAAGGTGCCGTTCAGCAAGTTCTTCTACACCGATCAAGAGTTCAACGCTGCGAATACCAAGGCCCACGGCTGGGACAAGGAAAGCCGTGACGAAAAGATCATCCAACAGTTGAAGATCAACGGCAAGACCATCGCCACGCAGTACATCTACAAGCGCCAGCAGATCGCCTTCGAAGACCTTGACGACATCGAGGAAAAAGGCAACACCACCACATTCCTCCGCTGGATCAACGAGGAGCTTGACCGCCAGATCGTCAACGCCATCGTCGCTGTCATGCTTGGCAATACCACGGACTTCTCTGACATCACGAGCATCGAGAGTCTGTTGGGTGCTGGTAGAACCGACCTCTTTAGAACCGTCGTCACCGTCACCGATGCCACTGCGGTGACCTTCGAGGAGGCACGCAAGATCGCCGACGCAGTTGTAACTGGCAAGGGCTCCAAGTGGATGGTCATGAACCAGGCACAGCTGACCGCGTTGGCCAAGTTCAAGTACGCAAGCGGCGGCGATGACATCTTCCGCAGCAAGGAGGAAGTCGCAGCCATGCTGGGTGTCGACCGCATCTACGTCACTGACAAGACATCGGTCGTGATCTGCTTCGTCCCCGACGAATACTGGATCAAGGAGAAGGCTTCCTTGCAGGTGTCCTATCCGAAGTTCGAGATGAACGCCATGAACTACCAGCGTGAGCGCAATATCGGCGGCGCCGTCCACGGACTCAAGACCGTTGCTTTCGGCGCTGAAGCCTAAACGATAGGAGGAAAGGAAGATGAACGCTGAGCAATACCGACAGGCAGGCTACCGAGTGAGCATGCAGGTCTCGCAGGCCGAGATCAGCCGTGCCGAGGCCGACGTGACGGAGGCCTACATCGCCAAGGTCATGCCGACATACTCTACCACCGACACGGACGTGACGGCCGCCATCATGCAGCTGGCGTTCATCCTCCTTCTCCAACGCGCCGCAGTCGCCACGAGGTCGGGCGGCAAGGAAAAGACGGCGCCGTCGCTGTCCGAGAACGGATACCCGAGCGCCTCCGACCTTGAGAACGCCGACCGCCTCCTTCACATGATACAGACCGAGGCAGGCGTGACGTCAACCCTCGTGGACGACATCTGCGGCATATATTACAGAACGAGATTCATAGCATTGTAAACCGAAAAACCAAGAAACGAGAATGGCATACACTTCATGCGCCGCTACATTCGCGGCAAACATCGCAAAGGACTGCGCCACCCCGTTGACGGGCGGCTACACCGGCAGGGGCGTGTTGATCGACATCGCCGACATCCAGGCAGCGACCCAAGACGGCAGCAATCCTCGCATCATCACGGCCATCACGCTGGCCACGGGCAAGAAGCTGTCGGTCATCGACAACTCGGCGATGGAGCAGCCGCTTAACGGCAGCACCTCGCAGAGCAACACCGACGACGGCATGATGAAGTTCCGCAAGACCGTGGTGCTCAACATCCCGAGAAGGGGTGCCGACGCATCCAAGGACATCGTGGAGCCTTCATACCAGTCGCCTCTCGGCTACCTCGCCGTGCTGGAGAAGAAAGACCGCAGCGGCGACGGCAGCTTCGAGGTCGTGGGCTTTGAGCAAGGCCTCAAGGCCAACGCTGACGGCATCGTCCGCAACGAGTACGAGAACGGCGGCAGCACCATCCTCACGATGAGCTGCAACGAGACCAACTTCGAAAACGTGTTCTTCGACACCGACTACGCCACCACGCTGGCCGCTTTCGAGACGCTTCTGACAAAAGCCTACTAAAGCTTTTTGTTTGGTTATTATTGAATTTGGGAGGAGGGGGAGTCTCACAAGGACTCCCTTTTCAGTAAGGAAAGGAAACGTAATGAAAGCCGCCACCGCAATACTCACCGCCCTGCTCCTCGCCTCGTGCTGCGCACACAAGGTGGAGGCCGTCTCGTCATCGTCACGCCATGCCGACACCGTGGCCACGCTGCGGTCGTTGAGCGCACGCACCATCGACAGGCAGGTCACCACGGAGACCATCGTCATCCGCCGTGACAGCCTCGGACGCATGGTGCCGGTGTCGCACGTCATCGTGAGGCACACCGACAAGACCGAGGACGTGACCTCCGACACCTCCGACTTCAAGGCGGAGACCAAGGTGGAAACCAAGTCGGAAACGGCTATGAAAGAGACAACGGCGGAAAGGCATGACAAAGGAGGCAGGTGGGCGATGGGCGTCAAGCTTTGGCTGCTGTTCGCCATCCTCGCTGCACTGGCTGCGACATACATCATAAGGACATGGGAATCAAAAGACTGACAACGAAGAAGGGCAAGTTCACGAAGGCGGAGAAGGACTACCTCATCACCGAGGGCGCCAAGGTCGGCATCGAGCCGCCGACAAACACGGCGTGTCCCGACTGCTGGCGTGACATGGCCATCCGAATCTGCATCGCCACGGCACCGAAGCCCAAGGGCGTGCGGCTGCGCGGCATGGCCGCCCGTAACGGCGTCCGCTTCAAGGGGCGCATCATCACGAACCCGTTGGACGCCGACACCCTGGCATGGATGGAGGCCAACGGCTTCCCGTCCCAGCTGCTGGAAGGAGGGAAAGATGCTGAAGGTTGACCGCCATACCACCACGATGGAGTTCGCCCCGTTCCTCGCCTGTGTCAAGGCCGAGGACATGGAGCGTCTTCGCCGTCGTGCCGTGGAGGACAAGTACGGAGAGGCAGGCTTCGCCGCCATGACCGTTGGCGACCTTACTACGGTGCTCGGTGGAGATCCCCGTCCGCTGTACCAGTCGGGTGGCCGCACGGTGTTCGACTGGTGCCGTGTCGAGGCCTTCCAGTCGTGGGTGGACGAGGTCTCCGCCACGCTCAAGCGTATGACGTTGCCGTCCACGCCAGACAGCGTGAGGCTCTCGGCTGGCGTCATGCCTTCGGAGTTCGTGGAAAGCGTTTACGTCTTCTGCCGTGGATATTTCAACCTCAAGAGCTACGAGGAGGCCGACCGCCTCAAGGTGTCGGAGTATCTCCTCGCACGAAAGGACGACTACAACAGGCAGGTCGTTGACCGCAACGTTGCGGCATCAATGAAAGGAGGCAAGCGATGACGATAGTGGAGAAGATAATTGCAAGCATCAAGGGGGCGCTTTGTAACGGCTTCCCTGTTTACTACCATGACGAGCCGACGCTCAACGTCATGACCTCGACGATGGAGTTTCCGTGCGCCTTGTTCCAGCTGCTGACCAACGGGCGTGTCGTCCGTGAGGCTGGGCAGGCGAAGGAGGCCGTCACAGCTGCGGTGTTCTTCGTGGAGCGCTCGGAGTTCGACTTCGACGCCGTGCAGAACGAGCAGGTCATCGACCGCTGCAAGAAGCGAGCCTTCGCATGGCTGGGCAGCCTCAACGGAGGCGGCCTTGTCGATGTGCTGGCCGTCAACCGCACCACGAGGGTCTATGACCGATATGACGACATCCTAACGGGCTTCGGCGTTTCCGTCGACCTCAAGGAGCAGGTCGGGGAGTGCGAATACCATGAGGAATTCAGGGACTTCAACGACGATTCCAACAACGATTTTTTGATTAAAAAAAAACAATGAGTTTCAGCGAATTATCAGAAGAGATTAATACAATCGTCAAGACAAACGGGGCGAAAGAGATCCGTGGGAACAACTTGAACCAAGTCTTGACGGATATAGTCAATACCTTACGAGATCACCTCCCTTCATTATACAGCGAGGACAAGTCAGCTGACGAAGCGACGAATTGAAGAATGAATGAGCGTAACATCATAGGAGGAATAA